CTAGCCACAGCGGCAGATATTGTAGCAGACCCTTCTGCGCCTGGAGCTTTTGTTCAAGGCATAATGGAAGGAAAAGAATGGATGTTGGTAAATGGTGTTTGGACTGAAGTAGAGCACGCCGAAGCAATAAGAGAAATCAAAAAAGCTTCTCAGGCGGATATCGAAGCAGTAAGTCTTCGCATATTCGAAAACTTCATGAAAAAACTTTAAACTATAAATAAATAATCTAAATCAAGGAGATTTTTAAATGACAACCAGATTTAAACTGTCAGAAGCCGCTACTGCTATTTTAGAAGGTGCTAAAGAAACTTTCGATTCAAATATTGCAGCAAAGCGCGGACCCGGAGACAAGGGCGGAAAATTATCAGCATCTGTTGCTTATGGCACACATGATGCAGGCATCATAGGAAAAGATGTTGACAAAATGGACGATGAATTACCAGATTACCTAAAAGGTACTCCATCAGCAACTCCTCCAGGTGCAACACCTCCAGTTGGTGCAGAAAAAGGATCTAAACTAAAAGGTCAGCCACAAGAAACAATGGGTCGTAAAGATGTTATGCATCCAGTTCAAGCTGATGCAAACAAACTTGACGCTATTCGTGACCGTGTTGCTTCACCAAAAGCAAAACAAACTATGCAAGCAAATCCAGGCGCAACTTTCCAATCTTATGCAGAAGAATTAGATATGTCTGATGATGTTAAGGCATTGCTAGAAGGCGAAAATCTTTCAGAAGAATTCAAACAAAAAGCAACCACAATCTTTGAAGCAGCAGTTATGTCTCGCATTGAAGTTATTGCTGAACAAGTTGAAGTACAATTGGTTGAACAATTTGAATCTGCTGTTGAAGAAATCAAAGAAGAACTAGCAGGTAAAGTTGACGAATATCTAAACTATATGGTTAACGAATGGATGGAACAAAATGAATTGGCTGTTGATACAGGTCTACGTGCAGAAATTGCAGAAGACTTTATCGGTGGTCTAAAGAATCTATTCATCGAACACTATATCGATATTCCAGAAGATAAAGTTGATGTTGTTTCAGAAATGGCACAAAAAGTTGCAGAACTTGAAGATGCTCTTAACGAACAAATCAAAAAAGGTATCGATTTAACTAAAGAGTTAAACGAACAAAAGAAAGTCGAAGCCGTTTATGAAGCGTGCGAAGGCTTGCCACAAACTCAAGTAGAAAAATTAAAATCACTCGCAGAGGGTGTGGAATTTACTACGGAAGATGAATTTGCAACTAAATTAGAAACCTTGAAATCTTCGTATTTCAAAGAATCAGTTATTGTTGCTGAAGATTCAGCTTTAGATGAAGTGTTGATTGAAGAAGAAAAGAAGACACCGCGCTCTTCTGATCCAGCGATTGACCAATATGTCCAAGGCATTTCAAAATCACTAAAGTAATAAATAAAAAATCAATTTCACACTAAGGAGAAAACCCTCATGTATATGACAGAAGAACTACAAAAGAAATGGGCTCCAGTTCTCGAACACGCAGAACTAGCATCCATTACCGACCCATACAAGAAAGCAGTTACTGCTCTTGTTTTGGAAAACCAACACCAAGCAATGCGTCAAGACCGTATGGCTCTTAATGAGACATTAGTTGACACTGGTCCTACAAACGTTGCTGGTGGAATCTCTAACTTTGACCCAATCTTAATCAGTTTGGTTCGTCGTTCATTGCCTAACCTAATTGCGTATGATGTTGCTGGTGTTCAACCAATGACAGGACCAACAGGTTTGATTTTCGCAATGCGTGCTCGTTACAATGCTCAAGGTTCAGGCAATGCAGAAGCTTTCTTCAATGAAGCTAACACTATTTTCTCTGGTGTTAATTCATCAGCAAACCCATACGGTTTCACAGGAACTACTGCAACAGACACATTTGCAAACACTCAAATCAATGCTTCAGGTTCAGCAAATACTACTACTGGTATTGCTTTCCCAACAGCAAACGCTGAGTTGTTAGGTTCAGAAGCAGGTGCAGCATTCCAACAAATGGCATTCTCAATTGAGAAAGTTACTGTTACTGCTCAAAGCCGTGCGTTGAAAGCTGAATACTCACTAGAACTTGCACAAGACTTGAAAGCTATCCATGGTTTGGATGCTGAAACAGAATTGAGCAACATTCTTTCTACTGAGATTCTTGCTGAAATCAACCGTGAAGTTATCCGTACAATCTACAACGTAGCAAAAATTGGTGCTCAATACGGTACAACAACCGCTGGTTACTTTGACCTAGATACTGACTCTAACGGCCGTTGGTCTGTAGAACGTTTCAAAGGTTTGATTTTCCAAGTTGAACGTGATGCAAACGTAATTGCAAAACAAACTCGTCGTGGTAAAGGTAACGTAATGATCGTTTCATCTGACGTTGCTTCTGCAATGGCAATGGCTGGCGTTCTTTCTTACACACCTGCACTACAAGCTGACTTGCAAGTTGATGACACTGGTAACACCTTTGCAGGTTTGTTACACGGTCGTATCAAAGTGTACATCGATCCATACTATGGTGGTTACACATCTAATCAAGAGTTGGTGACAATCGGTTATAAGGGTTCTTCTCCTTATGACGCTGGTCTATTCTACTGCCCTTACGTTCCTCTACAAATGGTTCGTGCAGTTGACCAGTTCACATTCCAACCTAAGATTGGTTTCAAGACTCGTTACGGCATGGTTGCAAACCCATTTGCTGAAGGTCTAACTGCTGGTAACGGCCGTTTGAACTCTCAGTCAAACGTGTACTACCGTCTATTTGCCGTAAAAAATCTAATGTAATATTAGAACTCCCGTTAAGAGGAGATTTTGGAAAGGGACTTCGGTCCCTTTCTTTTTATTATCAACTACATCAAATTGTTAGAAAAATGGAAAACATATTTAAATCATTAAAATCAATGCCTTTTAATATTATGGAACATAATCCACAGCCAAGAGGATTTAGTTTTTCTTGCAAACATACAGAAGAATCTAAACAACTAATACGTGAATTAAAAATGGGCACCAAACAAACACAAGAACACATACAAAACCGAGTTAATAGTGTAAAAGGTTTTAAACAATCAGAACATCAAAAAAACAAGGCCAGAGAGACTTTTGAAATGGCTTGGTTGCTTACAAATAACCAAGGACAATCTTTTAATATAGTTAATCTTAGAAAATTTTGTTTACAAAATCAATTAGACCAAGGCAATATGGTCAAAGTTTCTCAAGGCAAATTGAAACAACACAAGGGTTGGAAATGCACAAAAATTGGCGCCTAAATAGTTGTATGTAATTTTATAAGGAAACAAAATGATTAAATTTATCAAATCTTTTTTCTCAAAGAAGACTCCACCAGTTGAACAACCTAAAGTAGAAGAATTTGTTGCACCAGTAGTAATGCCAGAACCAGTTGTAGAAACAATGGCGGTTACTGAGGTTTCAAATCCTATTATTGAAACAACTGTAATTACAATAAATGAATCTAAAGAAGTTGTTGCGGCACCGCCAGCTCCTGAAAAGAAAAAACGTAAACCTAATAAACCAAAACCAACCAAATAATGACTGCATTATTAAGAACTCCTAGTAATACAAACTTACTGCAACCGTCCAAGTTTATCTTGGCATTCAATCGTTTGCCTACGGTTCAGTTTTTTTGTCAAGAAGCTAATTTACCTGGAGTAACACTTGGATCAACAGAGTTTGCAACACCTTTGCGTGATGTTCCTATTGCTGGAAATAAATTGTCATACAATGAATTTGATGTAACTTTTATGGTAGATGAACAATTACAATCTTGGAATGAGTTATATAAATGGTTATTGGCCATGGGTTCTCCAAAAAGCACAGATGAAAGACTAAGAAACAATTATTTACAAAATAATTATACAACAGGTCAAAGTTATTATTCTGATTCCTCACTAACAATTATGTCAGCCCTAAATAATCCGTTATTGAGAGTAAACTTTCAAAGAATGTTTCCTATTTCTATCTCTGATATTAAATTTGATACACAATTAAGTGCAGATACAATTGTAACCGCCACTGCAAGATTTCAATATGAGTTTTTTGAAATAACACCTGCTTAACTTTTTTATTTTATATTATGGAAAACCTTGAACAAATTTTAGAATATTGGACAGCTGATTCTGACATAGACCAAACAGAACCAGGAAAAGAACTTTTAAAGATTCCAAAACTACACAACAAGTATTTGACTGTACTTACTAAACACAAAATTGCTTCCAAACGCATACATTTTGATTACATGCGTATGCGTAAGATTAAGTATGAATACTATTCTGGCAAAATGGATCAAGATGACTTAAAAAAATATGGATGGGAACAATTTGGGTATACACTCAAATCAGATATGCCAACATATTTGGAATCTGACAATGACTTAATCAAATTGTTAGAAAAGAAAATCTATCATGAAGAAGTTGTCTCTGTTATTGAATCTATTATGGGTGAACTTAAACAAAGAACTTGGCAACTAAGAGAGTATATTGGATATGAAAAATTTATAAATGGTATATAATTTGGCAACTAAAGGATTTCATTTGACTAAATAAGATTATGTATAAAGTATATTGGATCAAATACCCTGAACACAATGACCCACAATCTGAGGGGTATATTGGCATCACTTCTCAAAGAATTGAGAAAAGATTTGATAACCACAAACATAACACAAAAAATCACCACCTAAGAAACCGATGTAGACAAGATAAGGTTGATATTGTTTGTTTACATGAAGGTTTGAATCAACAAGATGCTAGAAAAATAGAAGAACAGTATAGACCCAAAGAAAATATAGGTTGGAATATGAATAAAGGTGGAGATTTGCCACCGTCAAGAAAAGGTAAAGTTAGTCCAAAATCTCTATTTAAAGGTGATGATAGAACAGAAAAACAAAAACAAGGTTCAAAAAAAAGGTCTGAAAAAATAAAAGGTAATAATTTTTCTGGCAAAAGAAAAAATAGAGTGGACTACACCAAACCGTGTGAAAATTGTGGCAAATTATTTAATCCTGGTTATCAATATAAAAGGAAATATTGTTGTATTAAATGTGCTACAGAAACAAGAAATAAAAATCCGGAATATATTAAAAAACTATCTGAAAAAACTAAAGAGCAATGGGCAAAAAAATAATGACAAATAACCATGTATTTTTATCCCAAGTAAATGAAGTTTACATGAAGATAAAATGCGAGAAACATATTGCACAAGAGATTTCTGAGTTTTTCACATTCTTTGTTCCGGGACACCAGTTCGTTCCTGCGTTTCGCAACAGAATTTGGGATGGAAAGATTAGGCTTTTTGATTTAAGAAACGGCCAGTTATACATTGGATTATTAAAGTATTTGGAAGAGTTTTGTGAATCTAGAGATTACACAATTGGTTACCATGAAAATGCTGCACACTTAGGAATAGAAGATGATTTTTCCATATATCATGCCAAAAAGTTTGCATCTAATTTAAACCTGCATTCTCGTGGTCATAAGATTGAAATACGGGATCATCAGGTGGATGCACTATGCAATGCAATGCAGAAACATAGGACATTATTATTATCTCCAACAGCATCAGGTAAATCATTGATTATCTATTTGTTGGTTAGACAACTGTTAGATTATAAAAATTTTAAAGGATTAATTATTGTTCCAACTACATCTTTAGTGGAACAATTATATTCCGACTTTGCTGATTATTCTAGTGAGAATGATTTTGATGTTACAAAAACGGTACACCGAATATATCAAGGCAAAGATAAGAACTCAGAATCTGCAAAGTTGTATATCTCTACATGGCAATCACTATATCAATTGCCGGCAAGTTATTTTGAACAATTTGACTATGTTATTGGTGATGAAGCACATTTATTCAAGGCTCAATCACTTACAAAGATATTAACGTCATGTATCAACGCAAAATATCGAGTAGGACTCACTGGAACGCTTGACGGCACTAAGACGCACAAGTTAGTATTGGAAGGGCTCTTCGGTTCAACCAAGCGCGTTATAACGACAAAAGAGCTGATTGATAAGAATGAACTGTCTAAATTTGAAATTAAGTGTCTTATTTTGAAGCATCCAGATGAAATTTGTTTAGAAATGAAAAGTAAGGACTATCAAGCAGAAATACAATATCTAATTGCAAACGAACAACGAAATAAGTTTATTAAGAATCTTGCGGTTAGTTTAGGTAATAATACACTTATATTATATCAAATGGTTGCCAAGCATGGACAAATCCTCTATGATATGATTAAGAACACCGAGAAAATTGGTGAACGAAAGGTCTTTTTCATTTCAGGTAAAACGGAAACGGAAGACAGAGAAAATATTCGCAAGATTATGGAAACAGAAAATGATGCTATTGTTGTTGCTTCTTTTGGTACTTTTAGTACCGGAATTAACATTAGGAATTTACATAACATTATATTTGCATCTCCTTCAAAGTCAAGGGTTCGCAATTTGCAATCAATTGGAAGAGGACTTCGGCAATCTGAAAATAAAGAGATAGCAACACTTTATGATATTGCGGACGATTTACGTTATAAGAAACATATGAATTTTACATTAAAGCATTTTGTCGAAAGAGTGAAGATATATACAGATGAAAAGTTTCCCTTTAAGACCTATAAAATAGGATTAAAAAAATGATTAAAATAGCCAGACTTTATGATGGTGCAGATGTTGTATCTGAAGTAGATGAAATTGTGGAAGGTGAATTTTTATTCATTAATCCTATGGCTTTCTCTATTCAAAATAGAGGGATTGCATCCCATATAACTTTAGCTTTTTACTTACCACAAGCATTCATAGAAAAAAATGAAATGGTTTTGTCAAAAAAAGACATAATGTTTTTTCTTAATCCAAAAGAAGAATTCTGTGAATACTATGAAAACTCTGTGAACGAATACTATGAATCAGAAACGGAAGAAGGACCTACGTCTGAAAAAATGAAAGAAATTATGATGAAAGCCTTTATCGAACTAGATCCAGAAGAAAAGGTAATTCATTAATTTCAATGGTCAACACCGGGAGACTAACATTAGTCAAGCCCTTTTGTCAACACTTATTTTGGTATACTTACATGAGCTCTAAACATTACATTAACAACGCAACCTTTCTCCAAGAGTTATTGGCATATAAAGAAAGAAAAAAGAAGAATCCAAAAGAACCAATACCAAATTATATTGGTGAATGCTGGATGAAAATTGCCGAAGGGTTATCACACAAACCTAACTTTATCAGTTATTCTTACCGAGATGAAATGATTTCTGATGGCATTGAAAACTGTCTTATGTACTTTGAGAACTTTGATCCATCAAAATCTTCAAACCCATTTGCATATTTTACACAGATAATCTACTTTGCTTTCCTAAGACGCATTCAAAAAGAAAAAAAACAGTTATATATAAAATATAAATCTACCGCGCAGATGGGTATTTTAGATGAATATGAGATGACTGATATGGAAACAGGTTCTTCCAAACAATTTGAACTGTACGACAACATTGCCGAATTTATTGAAACGTATGAGATAAGCCAATCCAAAAAGAAAGCAGAAAAAAAGCTTGCTAAAAAACCAAAAGGTATTGAAGCTTTCTTAGAAGGTCCTAGTGAGTTGGAAATAAACTTACTTGAAAATGAATTTGTAACTATTGAGGAGTAATTATGTTAGTTATGCCAGACAATATGATAGGTAAACCAGTAGGTTTTACTTGTTCAACTTTTGACCTACTACATGCAGGACACATTCTTATGCTTGCAGAGTGTAAACAAGTATGTGACTACTTGATTGTTGGTGTCCAGAGTGATCCTACGATTGATAGGCCTGGTACCAAGAACAAGCCAGTGCAATCTATTGTTGAGAGATACGTTCAACTATCCGCAGTTAAGTTTGTAGATGAAATCATTGTTTACAATACCGAAAAAGACCTTGAAGATATGTTGATGTTTTTGCCTATTACTGTTCGCATTATTGGTGAAGAA